TGCATTTAACATGCTTGCTTCAATAGCAGTGTTAGCAATAGTAATTGCTCCCGTACTAGCGAGAGTGACATCACCTGAAATAGCTACAGAATTAAGATCGGTGCCATCACCTACCAAAATTTTCCCACTATCGTTGGCGTCTACTACCGCACCTTTACCTGAAGAATTACCTATAACAATACTTCCCCTGCTGATACCTTCTAGTTTGGTTAAAAGTATACCTGCTGCACCAGCAATGTGATTATTGTCTATTGAGTTATTTGAAATAGCTAATGACCCCACACTGCCATCGATAGATATAGTAGGTTGCCCTAATTGATTTAAACTTTCTTTGGTGATTACATCTGAATCCCCAAAAACCTTACCCGGTGTTACTGTTGCCGTGACTGCCATTATGATCTAGTGTTTAAAGTTTTGCTTCCTCCGAATGTATCAAGGTTTATGCTTGTTACTTCGATTCTTCCTTGTGTATTTGAAATATTTACTTTCGTGTATCTACCCCGTCTTGGGCTTGCACTAAAAGTCTCTTGAGTTTCTTGCATGCGATTAGGATCTATACCTGACTTAGGAGCGATACCTGCTGCTGTCAATTGAACTGAATAATCCATTCTGTATGGGGTCGAATGGTCATCGTTAGAATTGTTTGTTTGATAATCCGCAGCAAACGCAGGTCGATAATATTTAGTCCTACTTTTAGTCCTGTTATTTATTACAGTTTGAGTTTCCTCAACTCCTTCAGTTTGCGCTTTTACAGAAAAATTAGGGTTCCAGGATTTAAGATTAACCCTTCCTCTTCTAGTCATTCGAGTGTTGGGATCCGGTGATTGGTACCCTCTTGTTGTAACATCACAAGAAATTGGAGTAATTCCTAATTGAGAATCTGTGGTGCCATCAAATGTTTGATCCCCAGCAGTTTCTTCCTCAATTAAATTAATGTAACCATCCTTACTTGCAAAAAATAATCTTTCAGTATTGTTGTATTGTGCTTTGAAAAATTCTTTTACCGACATGTCTACTCCAGAATCATATCCAGACCATTGTTGGTTAAGAAAATCAAACACTAGTATTGCGTTATTTCCTTCACCAAAAGACAACTCAGTAAGTTCTGCTGTGATTTCAGTAGATGCGCCATTTGGGTTTATGTGAACTTGAGTAGAACCTGCAGTGAACTCGCCAAAACTTCCATCAGTCAATCTTGTGTGAGTAAAAGTATTAGGTGAATTGTCTGCTATTGATGCTTCGTTTTTACCTAGTTTAAAATAATAAGTGTTACCGACAGTAAGACCTGAAAATAATAAAGGTTGCGGAGTCCCACTGCTGGTTGTGTAATTTTCAGTAGTTATTAAATTTGTACTTTTAAGTGTTTTTAAATCTTTAAATGGTACCGCACAATAGAGTTTATTGTCATGGTATGCCATGCGGACTTGATCTTGTTTTCTAAAATCAATTCGATCTATTAAAGATTGAATAGGTTCAGATAAAGGAACACTAACTCCTTGATAAGAACTAAGCTCGTTTTGCTGTATGCTCATAATCCCTTTTTTACCAGCAAAGAAAAATACATCGGTACCGGAAACTGCAAATGCTCTTGGAGCAGCAAGCCCTACATTAGGAATTAAAGTATCGATGCGAACATCTGACAAATCATCATAAAAACTTGTAACAATATCGATAGACCTGTTTTTAAACAAAACTATCTGATTACCAGTTGCCCTAGTAATATCCACAATCTCCTCGTCACTTCCCTTGTTAGCTCGAAATATTTGCGTTGAATAGGTATGAACTTCATCCAGGATATCAGATGCGTAAATGTAATCCACTTTAGCGTCTGATGAAAAATTAGTTGTATTGTATGCTGATGCAACAACTAGTCTGTTTTGAACATAAGTCGCTGATGAACTGTTTGGCATTACGTTGCTTACTTGAGTCCAGTAATCCAAATCAGTAGGTGCGGTACCCGTAACAGAAGCATCTAGTGTAGAATTAGCAGCACCTAATGTTGGAGTACCTGTTGCTGCTACCTCACCACCTCCTGCGCTAAATGTAATTGACGGGTTAGCAAACATACCTGACCCGGTATTAGTCATGCTCACTCTTAATACTTCCCAAGCTAAAGTGAAAGTGGCACTTGTTCCTGCGCCACCTGACACTGAAACTGCGTTACTAGGAAGAGCAGTATAATTACCTGAAGATTGGATTTCAGCAGATTGTATTGCTCCGCTTCCATTAACAGAAACAACTTTAATAGTAGCAGTAGAAGCTGCAGTTCCTCCTGAAACACTTAATATATCGTCTGCAGCATAACCAGAACCGGCGGCAGTGATTGTTACAGTCTTAATATTCATAGCTACACTAACAACTGTTCCTGCCGCTGGATTAATTGTTACTGTTGGCACAGAGGTGTATGTGCCATTAGCTGTTATGGTTATTGATGATAGTGGTTTAGGGTGATTTCTTTTGTAAAAATTTGTTGATAAACTTGCTTTTACAGTTCCGGCCGCACTGGTGGATGTTAACCCGCTTAAAGCTTCAAACGTAAAAGTAGTATCTCCTGTAACTGTTATTAAATGATTTCCGTTATACCCTATTTCCCTAAAAGTCATCGACCCAGTTGTTGCCGCAGTAGAAGATGCGGAATCAGTGTCAGGGTTATAAGGTAACTGATAAGTAAATGTTGTACTGCTAGTAACTGTTATTTCAAATTCGCTATTAAATTTTGAAAAAATATAGGTACCACCGCAAGACGTAACACCTGCAATCGTAACGTGATCACCTGTGGTTAGATTGTGAGCAGAACTTGTTGTTGCTGTCGCTAATTGACTTGCTCTTGTTAAAGAAGAGATTACTGCAGTTGCCGGGGCATTTGCTCCAGATATAGTAACAACTTGGTTGTCTTTATAACCATGATTTGTAGTAGTTGTTACAGTACAGGTTTTTTCTCCGCTTGAGTTTGTTATGCTTGAAACACTAAAAAAAGGACCATAAGAAACTTCATTACCACTTGTGTAAGCAGAAGCTGCATCGTACGGGTCAATCATGTTAGCAAACCCATCATCGATGTTCGTTAAAACTAAAGGTTTAAAATCTCGTCCTCTAAATAAAATTACTTTGTCAAAAGCTTGCACGAACTGACAATCCTGCAAAACCTTATCTCCTAGTGGTAAAGCAAGTTTAACAGGAGAATTATCTTGTCTTGTTTGATAGATGTCTCCATCTGCCGCAATCAATACAAAATTATTGGAATCTGGATCCTTAAAGTTACCAACCCCGTACACAGTGCCCCAATTTCTAACTTCATCGTAAAGTTCAGGTTTAGTAGCGTTTAGCCAAGTAGGTTTAATTACACCTTTTCGAGTTTGAGCAACTCCGCTACGGAACCTTATATTATTAGCATGAGACACTATGCCAGGATTTAAACTTCCCGGATCTACCCGAGTATTAACTCCTACAAAACCTATATCACCTGCTATTTCTGGTTCCATTATTTACGTTCTAATTGATATTCTAAATCTACTATTGTTTTTAAACATTCCCTTACAAAGGTTTCAGATTTCACACTTGCATTGACTGCATCCGCAAACCCCGCAGGATTTGCTTCCGTGATTCTCGTCACATTGTCTAACTTCCACTGTGTTGTGTGGCACCCTGACACCATCAATGAGAGCATCAATATTATCAATTTTCGCTTCATGTCTGGATTTCGCTTGAGTTTCCCGTACTAAATCGGCAACACGCAAAACGAGCCGCTCCAGAGAAGGAACGGCCCGGAGCAACGCGATCAATGCGCTTATTAAAGACATTAGTTGCCGGTATCAGTTTTTATTCCGCTTCTTAAAAAGCATGCCAGTAAACTTGTTACTACAATAGTAATCATTTCTGACAACGGCATTAACTCAGGACTTTGCAACCATGTACCAACAGCAACACAAACCGCACCAAGTGCTGTGCCGTATGTTTTTTTTCCTTCTAACATATTATTTTTTCTTTTTTTTAGTCGATACACGACCAGAATTTGATGTTTTCATTTTTTTTGGTGGTCTTCCTTTTTTCGACCCGTATGTACCTTGTCCGTGGGGCATGTTATTTCTTTCGTTTAGCAGTCTTAGACGACTGTTTAAATGCTTTAGCTGTTGGCGATCCTTTTGAACCTACTTTTCTCATCTTCTCACCACTGCCAGCTTTAATTCTATTTCGCTTGGCGTGTATGTTTGCATACAACCCTTTTTTACTTGCTGCCATTTTTTAATAACGCTCTTATTTTCAAAATTATATAAACCAAACTCGCTGTACTAATACTAACTTTTAACATTAGGTCTATTTCTACCATCCAATTACCCAAACCGATAACAGACGCAAGCCCCGTTTTTATATCATCTAAATTCATTTTTAAAAAAAGATAGGAATCTCCATTCCCCTTCCTATCTCCTCCCATTGTTTATTCGTTAACAGCTTTGTCTTCTGACTTAGCTTCTAACGATGCATTTAATAAACCCATAAAGTGATCTCGAGCACCGAGGGTTTGTTCCAAGCTGAAGTTAATCTGACGAGATTTGCCGTCTAGATCACTTACATGGTTTATAAACGTAATCTGTTCCCGTGAGAGATCCGCTACGTTGTGTTCCTTACCGTTAATTAAAACGGTTTCCTTCTTTGTATCTGGATTTTCTTGGTCCATATAAATTAATTCTTCAGTGCTTTCACTTCAGCACTTAATTCCTGCACAGCTTTCAATAATGGAATTACCAGGTTGCTGTACTTAACCGCCAACTTCCCGTTCGCACCTTCAGTCACCAGATCAAAATCTACACCAGCTTCTGTCATTGCTGTCTGCACATCTTGTGCGATCAGTCCAACATAGTTGGTGTCGTTATCTTCTGGTCGTTCATCGGCTGGAACAGTCACAGTTTCATAAACTGCTTCTTTAGCTTCAACCGCTGGACTAACTAATCTGCGCTCTCTCGCTGGAGTTATTACTTTAGTTTCAGTCCACGCTGCTTTTGAATGTTGAATAACATTAACAACAGTTCGTTCTGGTCTAGCTGGCTGAACTATAAATGTTTCTGTGCGTTCTGGTTCAGCTTCAACAACTACCCGTGTTTCGGTTCGTTCAGCTTCGGCTGGAGTAACAACGTTAACTTCAGTGCGCTCTTCTTGTGCAGGTGTAACCAGTCTGCGCTCAGTGCGTTCTGGTTCTGCGGCCCGAATGACAAATGTTTCAACAACTTCTTCTTTAGCTTCTTGTTGAACGTAGTCTTCCATTATAGGACACAAGTGAATTACTTGTTCAGTAACTTCAGCTTTAACTTCAACAGTCTCCATCAACGGAGTGCCATCTTCGTTTAGAACACCGTCACCGTTCTCATCAAGAACTTGTTGTTCTTCAGTAACCGCTGGTTCAATAACGTTTAGACACGGTGTGCCGTCTTCGTTAACAACCGGATGTTCGTCATATAGTGGTGTGCGTTCAGTGCGAGTAACAGTTTCAGTTGTAACAGTGCGAACGTATTCGTCACCGGAACCTTTAACCATCTCCACCTTCTCAACTTCTTCACTAACTTCTACTTCATCATAAGTTGGACGTTCACCGATAATTTCTTCCTGCGCTTCTTGAGTGACACGTTGTTCAGTCTTTTCAGCAATTGCTGGAATAACTACATCTTCATAAACCGCTTCAATTGCAGGATGAACGATTGTCTCAGTGACTTCCTCAACAGCGGGAATAGTAATTGTTTCAACAACTTCTTCGACTGCTGGAATAACTGTTGTTTCAACAACCTCCTCAACCGCTGGTATTACTTGTTCTTCAGTAATCTCTTCAATCGCTGGATGTTCAATAACCTCAACAACCTCTTCAACTGCTTCTTCCCAAACTTCGGGTTCAGCTTCAACAGCAGGTGTTACAAGATTCTGATGTTCTTCTACACGATAACGGTGACTGCGTATTTCTTCGGGCCAATCGGCTGGGTTTAACTTCTTGTATTCAATTGCATTTAGTTTCTCAACAAATGCTAGACCAACATTATCAGCATCTTTTACATCTCGCTTAATGCGACGATCTGAAAGTGCGGCAATAGATGTATCAGCACAATGAATTGCTGCGGTGTCATCATTACCTAAAGTGATTGTGTTAGACCCGTTTGATACTGCGGTGTGACCAATAACAATTTCGTTGCTGCGATCTGACTCAGCAGAACGAGTGTCGTAACCAATGAAGATTGAGTTAGCACCCGCAGAATTATTTCCATCTGGTGTTCCAGATCCCGGTGTAGCAGTTGCAGTTGTTTCGTAGTAACGACCTGAATTAAAACCTATTCCAATATTATTATCACCGTCGTTGTGTGCTAAACTAAATAATGCCGCATTCCCAACCGCAATATTATTAGCTTCAGAAGCAGAAGCACTACCCATCGCTGAAGTTCCAATCGCAACATTAGAACTTCCGCTACAAGCACCATCTAAAGCGGAAGCACCAATAACTACGTTACCTGCACCTGTTCCCGCAGCAAACGCTGAGTTGCCCAGCGCAACATTGTAATCAGAAGTAGTGACTGCACTACCTGCAGTGTGCCCTATAAATACATTACTTGTTCCGTCAGTGACTGCATCCCCTGAATAACTACCAATTGCCATATTTGTGACATTTGCGTTCTGTATTCTTAATGCGTGATAACCAATCGCAACACCGTGATCGCCTCCAGTAGTTTCTGAACCGAGTGCATCTGTGCCGATAGCAATATTATAATGTTCACCACCGTTAGCTGAAGCAAATGCGTTATGTCCGATTACAACATTATCTGTGTTGTCAATCACTGCTACACCAGCATTAGAACCTATATAAATTGATGAGTGTCCACTTTGAAGTCCTGCTGCTGCATTGTCTCCAATAGCAATATTATCAGCACCTGTTGCAGTTGCCGAATTTGCCGAACCCCACCCAATATACACACTCTTGGTCGCAGTAGTTGCGTTTTTTCCAGCTTGATAACCAATTGCTACGTTTCGGGGATTAGCTACGTTTGAGAGTTTGAGTGCTTCGTGACCTATCGCAACAACACCGTCGCAACTTGCTTGGTTCATTGATTGCAACGAGTCAGTTCCCATTACAATGTTGCCGTCTTCACCGCCATTAGCAGATTCAAAAGCGTCTGTTCCGATAATAACGTTGTCGTTGTTATTAGTCATCACCTGAGCCGCATCCGCTCCAACGATTATGTTTCTAGACCCAGTGCTTAAATCGTGTGCTGCTTTTTTACCGATAACAGTATTACTATCTCCGGTTCCCATCGCAAAAGTCAGTGTTGCGTTTGTAGCAGTATTTGCAGCAGCTTGGTTAAGTGTAAAACTTGTTACTCCAGTTACGTCATTAACTGCTGTCACATAAGTTCCAGACGCTGTATGAGAACTTGTTACAGTCTGACCAACTTTAATATCAGTATTAGAATCACAAGTTACCGTTGTGCTTCCGTTGGACGTGTCACAAGTGTTGTTGTCGAATGATACACCTTCAGCAGCTTCTGAACCGATCATTGTGTTTGCAAATCCGTGTGCAACAAATTTACCAGCTTGATAACCAACAAATGTATTATCGGTTTCCATCGAAGACGTTCCAGCTTCGCTACCAACCGCAACGCTTTTAGGATTAGCTACGTTCGTCTGCTTTAAAGCATTATAACCAACAGCTACACAATTATCGCCTTGTGATTGATTCAAACCTGCTAAAGCAAATTCACCTATTGCTATGTTCTGGCTTTCCCCACCATCTGCCATATTTAAAGCAGCATATCCAATAGCTACGTTAGAAACATTACTTGTAAAGTTTTGACCAGCGTGTGATCCCAAACATACGTTGAAACCGCCGCTAGTTAAGTCATAGCCAGCTTTGTAACCTACAGCTACTGTGTGGTTGCCAGTTGCAACTCCAGAACCAGCAGACTGATAACCCAAAAAAGAATTATATTGACCAGTGGTTAAATTAAGTCCCGATTGGTAACCAACAGCAACATTATTTCCGTCACTTACATCTTGATCTTGTAACGCACGAAATCCTATAGCAACTGAGTTATCTCCAGCGTTTTCAGATTCAAGTGCTTGATACCCGATAGCTACTACATAATTACCAGACGTAATTAAACCTGCCGCAGCGTGCCCAATGGCAACATTGCCACTACCTGACGTAAGTGCGTCCA